ATGCTCCATTACAATCTGCTGATTAACCTGAAAACCATTTAGTTCCAGGTGTCCCATTGCCACTGGACTCTTAGACTTTTTAACACACTTAATAGTATGTTCTTCATTCTCCTTATTAATCCACGGAACAAGAAGTACTCGCAGATCTCCCAACTTAATTTCTGTTGGTTCTGAATATATCTTTACATTCTTATACTCCCGAAGTAATAGATCTATAGAATTTACTTCATTAGTATTCTTATAATATGCAGTATGATTCCCTACAATAGTATGAATCGTATAATCTTTTAATTTATCGTAATAATTATTCTTTGCCCAGGATAAAGCCGAAAAGTCGATACCTTTACGACTATCGAAGGTATCACCCATATCAACAATGGTAGTAATACCTTGTTCTTTAAGAGTCGGAAAAAATACATCATTATAAAACTTCAGAAAATAATCATGAAATAGTTGAGAATTCTTACGACATCCAAAGTGTTGATCAGTAATAATGGCAACTTTCATTCAATTGCGTAACTTAGCATGTACGGCATCCTTGATTTGATTATATTCCGAATGTGTTGTTCCGTCAATCTGGTTATTATCATCAAAAACTTCTGAATAACCAGATCTTTCAATTATCTTATTCTTAATTTCTAATTGACGTTTTTCTCTTTGTATTCTGCGGAGAAACGCATAATGTATAATCTGCGTAAAGTAAGCAAAAGGATTCTTGGATTTCTCAGGATCAAAATTATGTATGTACTGAACGCAATTTTCGATTCCATCAGAGATCATGTCCTCCTTGAACATGTAGTTTACGAAGTTTGGTTTAAACGATAGATGATTTGCAATCTTTAAAAAACAATCACCAATGTAACGAGGGATAACAGGTTTTTGTTTATCTCGTATCTTTGCGATCTCTACGTCTTCCCGATACTTAATTAAAGCAGCAAGAAACTCCTTATTATTCACATAATGTTCTGACCGCTTTCTTTTAGCCATACCGGGACCAATTACCATGAGTCTTTATCACTATTATGTAGATATTATAACACTTCTACCTCCAGTTGACAAGGTGACGGAGTGACAGTAGAATACCTTTGTGGGGGTTCAAGAGAAACTATAGCTTAAATAATTTTTCTAATATTTCTTTAGTATCATTAACGTTACCTAGATATCCCATTCTTCTATTAATCTTTGAGTGATTAGTTATATCCTCACTAGAGTCTCTAACAAAGTTTTGATGCATCATAATCATTTCTACATCTTGTGATTCTGATAAAGTAAGTATATTATCCATATTAATTATAAACATATCTTCTCTAGTAGTCTTCAACCACGGTTCTACTTTATATCCCATAAGACCTTTCTTTCCTTTAATTTCTGAAACAAGAATAGGATGATGAACTAACAACATAGTTCTATTATCTTCTTCAGAGGCCGCTATCCGTGCGAATATCTCTTCACCGTTTTTAAATTTTAATGTTGCATAAAAGTCTTCTTCCATATTACTTCCTTAATTGTATTGAGATTATCTCATAATTAAAATTCTCTTCATTGTAGATTTTGATTCGTTCAATAAAATGATTTAATGTGTAGTTTCTTCTAGAGTTTTTAGTGCAATCATCAGCAATATCATAAAGAATTGCTTTTACTTTGTTTGCTCCTTTTCTAAGGACCCTGCCAATGGATTGGAGGTTTCTAACTCTGGACTTGGAGGGGCTGGCAAAAATAACATTGTGCAACCGCTTAATGTTAATCCCAGTACTAAAAGTACCGTAGCTAGCGATGATAATTGCATTGTTCTCCTGTTCAGTTATTTCTCTGACCTGTTCTCTTTCTTGAGCATCCACACCACCGTGAACAAAAAATACCTTATGATCAGACCGTTTATTAGTATTTATTAAATCATATAAGACTGCTCCATGTGCTTCTACTCTACTGTATAAAATAAGACTATTACCTTTTAAATCTAATGCAAGATTTTTTATAAAGTTATTTCTCTGCTCATGTGATATTAAATATTCTATTTCATCATTATAAGTTTCAAATTTCTGAGGAGGATGTTTTAATACAAGACATTGAATATCTAATTGAGAAAGATGTCCTTGCTTCATTAGTTCATCAGTCTTAGTTACTTTATATGAAGGACCAAATAGTCCTTCTAGTACCCACTTATGAGTCTGTGTGCCGTCTAAAGTTCCTGTGAATCCATATCTATATTTTGCATGTTCTAATTTTGACATTATAGATATTAAAGACTTACTCTTAAACAGGTGAGCTTCATCACCAATAATTACATCATAATCAACAAAGAACTTACGATCTAATTTATATACAGATTGCCATGTAGTTATAGTGACAGGCAGTTCATTAGTCTTTTCTTTACCCGCATATATGCGATGACAATATGACTCAGAATCCCAACCGTAATCGAAGAAATCTTTGTACATCTGCTCTACAAGAGATGTCGTTGGAACAACTAAGAGAATTTTTTGGCCTTTTTCTACATAATACCTTACAAGAGAATAAATCATCAAGGATTTACCTGAGGCAGTGGGTGATATTAATAACTTTCTATTATGCCTTAAAGCATCGTATACTCCCTGAATTTGATATTTACGTGGAGAATGATTGCAAATAGATGTCATATAATCTCTGACACCTTCAAATGATATTCCCTCGTTTATTTCAAATGGTGGTCCATAATATTCATTATCTACAAACTTATAAGTATATTCATGCTGTTCACAAAAATGAATTATCTTGTCTAGCAAACCAACATATATTCTCTTCGATCTTAAGTCAAATAAATGTATTTCACCATTCCAATTCCTACCACGGTACTGTGGCATAAATTTAGCATTCGGTACTTCAAAAGTAAAATGATCTCTCAACTCATATTCAATATGAGGTTCAGCACTTATCTTTAAGAAGACTTCATTCGCTTTACCTATAATAACATTAGCTGAAGTGTCAATCAACTATCCCATGCATCTAAAAGTATTTATTAACCTATGTCAACCATTCTGTATTATACTGGGAATCATTGGATCCATACAATCCTGTAGGAACAATATTAAATGCTAAAGAATATCTAGGAGCATTATCTTCATGATACATAATCCTATGTTTTAAATAACTGGGAAAAAACATTAAAAGATTAGTATGAGGAGTGAAACTGTGAGTATCAGATGATAATATATTTGGTGGATTAGCTTTCAGATAAAAATCAGAATGTGAATGAATAGGACTAACAAACTGTATTCCTCCACTCTTGTCATTATACTTTCCATAATAAAGAAGTCCACTAAAAAAACTATTCTTATGGAGATGGACAGTAGATTGAGATCCTTTTTTTGATCTAGTAATCCACGATGTAGTTATTTTAAAATCATTTTTATAATTAAAAATATGGTAAGCAGCCTTCTCCCATTTTTTTAATAGTTGTTTTTCTAATGTAGGATATTTTTCTAATATTCTTACATCCTTACCAATTTCAGAGATATTATTATATCCCCTATGCTGAGTTGTTTGAAATGCAAATTTATCTTTTTTTAATTGTTCCGTATCTAAATCATCAACTATCTCTGCAATTACAGGGGAAGCAAATAAAGAATGTACTTGTGGCATTATCCTAACCCTGTGGGTGCATTTCACACCATCCTGTTATAATATATTTCGTTTCATTGGGTGTAGGAATTCCATGATGACTATGAGTCCATCCTGCTGGCCAAATATATAAATCCCCTTCTCTAGGTTTTGACGTAAAATTTTGCTGCGGCCAACGAGTTCCTCCTTTATTTCTTATATCATTCAAATATATCATCCATCCCAATAATCTTCTAGAATCATAAGCATCTTTCCCATGCTCCATATGTTCAGCCTTATAAGACATTCCAGGTAAATATTTTTGTATATTAAATCTTGGCGCAGCACCCCACCTATAATATAATGAATTAAGAAAATTATGTTTTTCAGTATACTTCTTAATATTTTCTGTTAGAATACCTTTTATAAAAATAGTTTGTGAAGTATTAAAATCGCTACCCATAACAAGATAACCTCTAGGATTTTCTGTTTGTTCGTTCTTTTCAAAAAGATCAATAATACTTTTACATTGATCTTTACTTAAGGATTTTCTTTTAATGTAAATATACTTATCCATCATCCCAACCCCGATTGGAATCTCATAAACTCAATAGCATTCTTAATTTGATATGTTCTATTCTGTATGACTTTAAGGATGCTTTCAATATATGTAAGCATAGTATCATAGTAATCAATCTTCAAATTGGATGTAGATAACTTTTCATCTGCATCAAGATACTTGGTCATTGTATCTTTATCTCTTATCTTCTTTGGAAATGGATTCTCTACATATACTTCTGGATCTGATTTCCCACTAAAATACTCATACCGTTCATGACGGATATTCTTCCTTTGCTGTTCTGCCTTTTTCCTCATAAGGAAAAGGGTATTATATAAATCAAAATATTTTGCATGAAGAGCAGGGATATTCAAGGACTCAGTATGTAGATTATCAGGATCTATTTTTGAATCTTTCTCCCACATCTCTTGAAGCGTTTCAAGATCAATGGCCATTAGTCACAACTTAGTG